CGAGATCCTGGAGGATCTCACCGACGATCGGCTTCGGCAGCAGCCCCGGCGTATCGGCCGTGGTCTGATGCTCGCCCGCGGCGACATCGTTGGCGGCCCGGTTCAGGGCCATGACGTCACGGCCGAGCGCGGCAGACACACGCTGCTGAGCGTCAGACGAAGGGGCGATCTGAGCGCCGGGGTAGCCCACGGCTCGGACGTAGTCGACGAGGAATTCGCCAGCAGTCTTGTAGGCCTGCTCGCGGGGCTCGGCGGAAAGCCTGCGCTGCTCACCATCGCCGCGACGCTGCCTGGCCTGCGCAGCCGGCTTGCGAACCTGGTGGGCGGCGCGAGTCTCCTCGAACGCCTCCAGCGGCTTGACCTGCTCGTCAATCTCCGCCATCCGCTGACGGGCCGACTCGACGTTCTTCAGCTCGGCGTCGACCAGGTCGCGCTCTTCCTCATTGGCCTTGTCGAGCAGCTGGGAGATGAACTCCTCCTGCTCGGAGCGCTGATTGAGCAGCCGCTCCAGGACCGGGTTTCCCATGATGAACCACCTCTCCAGGGGGTGCGAACGAATGTGTTCGCTCCTCCGTGGTGGCCCATCCCCCACATCAACTGGTGGCCCGTGACGCCTTGCTCCGGGTTGTTGTGGTTCGTCTCCGGCGGGGAGCAGAAGGACTTGAGCCCTTCTGGTCATTCATGCTGGCATCCGGCTGCCCTGAAATTGCTGCATCCTTGGCGTGCTCGGGTTCGGCCCTCTCCGGACGCGGCTCAGGATCATCAGACTCGGCAGTCAGATGCCCGGACATCATCCGGTTCACCTCGGCGCGCAGCGCAGCCAGATCTGACGGCGAAGGCATGCTCACGACGCACTCCTGCGATTCGCGGCCAGCCACTGAGCCCACGCCTCACGCCGCGGGAACGTGAGCTCGTGGTTCGGCATCTCGCGGCGCTGCTCCCTGGATCTCACCTGGGAAACCTTGGCGCCGGCGAAGGCAGGCGTCGGGGTGATGGAGACTTCGAGGAGCCTTGACTCCAGTCTGGTGACCTTGTCCATGCCGTCGATGCCGCGGTTCGGATCCCAGTCCTCATCCGGCACGTACTCCCACTCCGACCTGATGGGCGCGAAGCCGATGCTCAGGCCGGTCAGCATGCCCTTGTCGGCGAGATCTGCGGCCCGCTCGGCCTCCTCCGAGGAGTCCATCAGCCAGGTGCAGTCCAGACCGTTGTCATTGTCGTCCCACTCCTCAGACACGCCGACTGGCCATGTCTGGTTGTTGTGCCACATCAGCAGCGGGAGCTTTCTGGCGGCCTCCCTGATGGACTTCGCGAAGCTCTTCGGAGCGTGCTGTTCCGCGAACCATCCGATCGAGGTGAACGTGTTGTACGGCACTGCACGTCCGCTGATCCTCCGGTTATCGGCCTCGACGTCTACGAGCTCCAGCGCCGCCGACGCGGTGCGCACCTCCGGCGCCCGCAGCGTCACGATCTGGTCATTCATCGTTCTGTCCTCCCTGATTCTGGCCCGACGTCATGCTCTGAGTGATCACGGGATTCCGGAGTTCGTCTGCCCCTGGAACGGGGCTCTTCCCTATGTACTGGCGGGCCTCGTTCACGCTGAGCAGGCCCGTGTTCACGGCCTGCGACAGGAACGTGATCGTCGTGGACATGTCGTCGCCCAGGATCGCCTGACGATCGAAGCGGAGATCCGTGCCCGGGGGCAGCCACGCCGTCCCCCACGCCTGCTCGAACTGGGCGATCATCAAGCCCAGGGTCTGCCTGATCAGCATCAGGAACATCGGCCCGGGGGAACGGTAGGTGAGCCCCTTAGATTCGGCGCCCAACCAGAACCCATCCAGGTTGAACATGTTCGCCACATCAACCCGGGACAGTTTCCGGGCCTCGGAGAGTTCCTGGTCAGCAGGCGACCACGCCAGCTTCACGATCTCGGTTCCATTTGGCAGCACAGCCGGCTCCCGTTTCGGCCCGCCGTACCTGTCCACCCAGGATTGCTTGGCGGCGTCGGCCTCCTCCTGTGACAGCTCACTGTTGGGTACCACGATCGCCACGCTTGGGACGGCGCTCGTGTCCAGCACGCGCGCCTCATAGGCCTGCTGGTCTGCGACCTTCCCCAAGGCCGCGAGGTGCTGCTCGACGACCCCCACGCCGATCAACGTGTTCCACCGGTTCGCACCCCGCCTCACATGGATCACGTCTCGACTGTCGACCTGCACGCCGTCGATCCAGTAGACCGGGCTGCCAGTCGTCGGCTCCTCGGTGACCGCCACCCTGGGCGCCGGCACCCACGCCATCGTCAACGGCCACCCCGACTCAGACCGCGACGTCACCACGGAGACGGCGTTCCCATGAATCCACCAGTCCATGAAGTTCTGCTCCACGAACCATGCCGTCTCAGCGTCCGGATCCGGCCGCATCAGAATCATCCACGGGAACGGCGACAACTCCGGACCCACCCACGCCTTCATCGGCATCGTCGCCGGCATCGACGCCACAATCCCCAACGCCCTGGCGACCTCCGGAATGCCCTTCGCACGGTCAGGATCTGTGGCCATCGTCCACCCGGTCAGCACTCCCACCGGCCCGACGTTCAGGGTGCGCACCTGATCCGCCGACAGGCCCCCCACCTGATAGACCGCCATCAGAAGATCCTGAAAACGGGCTTGACGGGCTCGACGTCGCCAGGATGATCAGCGGCCCACACAGCCGCCGTGGTCGATTCGAGCACCGTCACGGTCACCTCCGAAGTTTTCGCCCACATCGTCAGCCCAGTCTTCGTTTCCCGGAGCCCGGCATGACGCATGGAATCCTCCAAGTCAGGATGCCCGTCATGTGACACCGAAATTGGAGACTCCTCAACCCCCGACTTGAACCGGATACACGCCGACCCCCAATCACCCATTCCCAACTTCAGCAGCTCCACGCCGTGCGTCGTCAGCTCATCGGCCACATTCCGGCCCGGCCCCACATGGTTGATCGCCACCGCCACCGGATGATGGGCCGCCACCAACTGCTCCACCGCCGGAGCCACCCACCTGGTGCCTGGCCTGTGCGCAATCTGCTCCGTCAACGCCACCCCGTCAGGCCGCCGCCACGCCGCCGTGATCGCCGAATCCACCCCGTCCTGATCCACGCCCACACCGATGCCCACCAGGGCCGTCTCCGGGATCTGCTCCCGCGTCCGCGCCCGCCCCCACTGCAACTCATCGATCACCGTCTCCGACGCCGTCTCGTCAGCATCCAGCCCGCCGTAAGCGCGAAGGAACCGCGACCTGGACTGTGCGAGCTCAGATTCCAGGAAGCCACGCCGGATCCCGTGATCCCGCCGCGGATGAGCATCCAGGGTGAGGTCCAGGAGCTCATCGTCCTCCAACAGCGAGGTGCGCACCCCGCCGACCTCCTCAGGCAACCCCCACTCGAAGTGAGCCACGCCCTCGCCCCTGTCGCGCTCGATCGCGGCCCGGCCCTTCTCCCGGGCATCCTTCAGCCACTCCGACCGGCTGGTGCCGGCCGCCGACAGCAGCCACGCCTGCCCCGGCTTCACACTGAAGACCGGCACCCAGGCGTCCTCCAACGCCAGCTTGTCGGCCATCGAGAACCACCACAGCTCATCCACGAACACCAGATCCGGCTCGTCGCCATGGATCGCGTTCTCCTTCGGAGTGAACGGCCGGAAGAACGACCCGCTGCCTGGCCACGCCAGGCCCTCGTGGCCGATCGATATCTTCCGCTTCACCCGATCACCCATCGCCGAGCGCACGATCCGCCCAGACACATCACCCCACCGCGCCAGAGCAGCATCCCCCGACTGCGCCGTCATGAACGCCCGCGCCTCCTTCGGCTGCCCGCACCGGTGGGCCACCAGCCCCGTCACCATCGCCGTCTTCCCAGACCTGCGCGGCGCCAGAACGTGCACCTCGTTGTAGGCCCAGCTCCCGTCAGGCAGCACCTCCAGGGCGACGTCGAGGACATACCGCTGCCACGGGAACAAGTCCATCCCGAAGATCGCCCTCGTGATCCGCGCCACCGCCGGACCGAAGGACGGCCGCTCAGGACGCCTGCGAGTCGCCCACCTCGGGGCCGGCCCCCAGGAGCTCGGCCACTCGGCCGGCCCCACCATCGGAAGCCGCGTCATCGTCTGCGAGTCCATCGATTGCACCTCCCTTGATCGCCTTCAACAGCATCAGCATCCGAGTTGTGGCGGCCACGTAGCCGCCCCGGTCCTGCTGGTTGCGGCAGGAGTCGGCCAGGTCGGCCGAGTCCTTGAGCATCTCCGCCAGCAGCCACCGCTCAGCGTCGTCTTGTCCGACGTCGGCGGCGATCCTGCGGGCCACCTTCCCGAACCGGCCCGCGCCGTTGCCCCAGCCCCTCGCCCGGCTCATGCGACCTCACCACCCCAACGCTTCACAGCAGCCACTCTGTCCGCCTCCGACAGCAACTCGATCCCCACATTCCGCGCCCCAGGCTCATGCACCCACCACCACATCGCGACGGCACGCGCAGCAGCCTCGCGAGAGGGGTGATAGCCCAGCCAGACGAAGCCACTGCGCCCGCCTTCTGCCGTCTTGACGCTGGCTTTCCACCGTCTCTCGCGCTTGTCCCAGGAGACGCCCCTGAACCCGCTGGTGTTCCTGCGGTTCATGCCGCAGCTCCTGACGTTCTGGCGCTGGGTCACCTCAACCAGATGATGCGGGTTCACGCAGGCCGGCGTCTCGCACGTGTGGTCCAGCACCATCCCGCGATGCAGCACCCGGCCATCCAGCACCCAGGCCACACGATGAGCCAGCACCATGGTCGCGCCGAGCTTGAAGTGCCCGTATCCGATCGACACCGTGTGCGCGGTCCACAACCAGCAGCCATCAGGCCCCGCAGAGCGGTCCACCTTCGCCCAGAACCTGGCCTCCGAACCCGCCAGGGCGCCCGGATCCAGCGGGGTCGCGCGGTCGATATTCGAGGTCATCGGTCAGCACCTCCCCGAGAAGACGGATTCGAGAAAGAAAGCGGCCGGGGGGCCATCGGCGGTGTCTGACCCGGGTGGTCCTCAAAAAAAACCGGGGCGCTCTGCTGGTTCACAGGTTCGGCACAGCTTCGCGGGTCGGTCGCGACTCGGAGTCCGGCTCGCGCCTGCCGTTGCCCTCCGGTTGCTCGCTGGTGGCGATCTGACGGCATTTCAGGTGCGGACCCGAGGAACTGTGCCCCCTTCCTATCTCGTCGCGTCCTGGGTGCCGTTTTGTGGGTCTGGTGCATGGTTTCGGTCATTGGAGTCCTTCGGGGAACCAGACGCGGCTCGGTGTCGGTCGGTCTGGTGTCTTGGCATCGTTGGCGTGCTCGAGGTTGCAGGACGGATGCTCGGGTCGGGTCTCGACGTCGGTGCCGCCGTGGTTGCGGTCGCGGATGTGGCCGAGGTGCCAGTGGTTGGGGTCGAGTGGTCCGCGTTGGCCTTGGCAGCGCCAGCATTGGATGGCGCCTGCCTCCACCAGCGGCTGCCATTGGGTGCGGAGTTTGCGCCAGGCGGTGGTGGAGCCGCGTGGGGTGAGGGATGAGGCTCCGGTCATCGTGTGTGCCTCCTCGGGCGGGCGAGGCGTCCGCGTCGCCCGTATCCGCCGTCGCGATTGGGCAGCCATGCGACGGCGTCGGCGTGCCGGAGCTCGTCGAGGATCTGTTGGCATTGCTGGCTGGTGAGCGCCCATGGCCCGGGCGGGGCTGGGGTCCAGGCCCGGACGAGCTGGGTGAGGGGGGCGTGCACGGGGGCGGGGGGCAGGTGCGGCGGGCGGGGGGTACCCGTGCCGGGGGTGGGGGTGTGCCACCGGGGGTGGGGGGTCCACGACACCCGGGGGGTGGTCGAGGTGACCGGGGGGTGGATGTCATCCAGGCAGCCGGCGAGCTTCTCGAGTCCGCGTCCGATGCCGGCGAGTTCCTGGATGATCGGGGCGAGCTGGTCCAGCAGGTCGAGGCGGTCGTGCATCTCCATGTCGATGATGTTCATCGGGTGTGCTCCTGGGTGGCGATGATGGGGCCTACGAGGGTGAGGGTGACCTCGGCGATCATCCGGGTGCCGTTCGTGTCGCCGGTGAGGTGGAGCCCGTCGGTGGTGACGGCGTCGGTGACGTTGACGTCGCCGATCCAGATCCCGGTGATGCGGCCGTCGAGGTGGCCGGTGTCGGTGATGAGGGTGAGCTGGCTGGCCATCGACAGGCGGATGGGCTCGGGGGTGGGGATGTCAGTCATGGTGGATGGTCCTTCCTGGGGTGGGGAGTTCTGCGATGGTGTGGCCTGTGACGGCCACGTCGGGTGGCTGGTAGTCGCCGTCTCCCAGCTCGCTCCTGGATCTGCGCAGCCAGGCGAGGTATTCGGCCGGGTCGGTGGGTGCTCCGGTGAGGGCGGCTTCGGTGGATTCGATGCGGGCGTGGCGGAGGCGGCGCACTTCGGAGATCACGTGCCCCGGCTGGATCCAGAGCTGGTCCCCGGGTTCGAGTGGCCGGCTGCCGATGATGGCGACGGCGTCGAGCGCGTCGGCGAAGTCGGTTCCGGCGAGGGCTTCGGCCCATGCGTTGCGGGAGTCGTCGTTCAGCTTCTGGGCGGGGCAGTAGGCGATCACCTTGCGGAGGACTGCGACGGCGTGTTCTCGGTCCATGTCTGCCCCCTCTCGGCCGCGTCTTCGGCTCGGGCTTCTGCTGCCCACCGGTTCCAGTCGGGGCCGGTTGGGCGGTTGCGGGTCTGGTGGTCTTCTGCGTTGCGCAGCCAGTTGCACCAGGTTTTGGTCCAGTCGAGCTTGGTCGCGTCGCGGCCGGTCTTGGCCTGCCAGTAGTCGGAGAATCTGGCGAGTTCACGTTTCAGCCAGGCGTCGTCGTGTGCGGCTTCAAGCTTGAGGGCGGCGTCGGTGCGGTCGGGGAACCAGCCGTCTGGGAGGCGGGTGCCTCGCTTCGTCTTCGTGTCGGCCGGCGCGGCAGCGACGGCTGTGGATTCCGGGATCGTGGCGAGCTCGGCGCTAAGGTCTCCCCCCGCACCCCCCGAACGAAGTGAGGGGTTGCTATTGCCGTTGCTATTGCCGTTGCGTTTGCTCTTGCCGTTGTCCGCGCGCGTGAGTGAACCCCTATCGCATGGGGTATCGGAAGGGGTATCCGATACCCCATGCGATGGGGTATCGCATGGGGTATCGGAAGGGGTATCGGAAGGGGTATCAGCGATGAGGGAGGCGATCGTTTCCTCAACCACCTGACGCGTTGACCGATTCGTCTTCTCGGACACCTGCTCCGACAACCCCGAGGTGTCGATCCGATCGAGCTCCCGCGCAACCGCCACGCGCAGACGTGAAGACAGGATGCGCTCTACAGCCCCGGCGATGCCCTTCATCGTCCGCGGCGACCGCCACCCCAGGTCACGGCGGATATAGGACCGCACAAGGACCTCCTGGGTGGACTTGTCGACCACGACGAATCGGGCGGCCTCCAGCTGGTCCAGGGTGTCCTCGATCGTCTCGACGGTCTGGCCGGCGGTTTGCCGTGCCCACCTGACCGGGGCCAGGGTCAGGACTCCGGCAAGGGAGATGTCCGGCTGTGAGATGAGCTTGTGATACAGGCTCTGCTGCTCAACTGTCAGTGCGGTGAAGTCCTTGTCTCCCCACGCCCGCTTGAACAGTTTCCCGAATTCATCGGTGGCCATCGCCGTCCTCCTGCCTGTTCTGGTTTCCGTTGAAGCGGTGCCACAGGTCCATTCGCTGGGCGCGCTGGCATGCGTTCTTGAGTGATTTCTCGGTGCCGAGTCCGAGGGTGGTGAGGATGGCTCCGCGGCCTTCGTGGCAGTCGAGCTGCCATTCGAGTTCTTCCATGAGCTTGGCGGTGGTGGGTGGGCGGCCCCGCGTCCTGGGTCTGGTGGTGTTCACGAGTCGTCATCCCCTTCGGCGGCCTTCACGGTGTCGCAGGGCCAGGGGACGGGGTGCCGGTGGTCGCGGGTGCATTCGAGGCACCACGGGCCCTGTGATCTGGAGGTGTGGTCGAGCACGGGGACGTGGAGGGCCTGGACGGCCTGGATCCGGTCCCACAGCTCGTTGAAGGCGGCCTTGTACTGGCGGATGAACTCGTCAGTGGTCGGCATCAGCGGTCACCTCTGATGGTGATGTCGGTGATGTTCGGCAGGGCGTCCTGCCTGGGGTTGGTGAGGCTGATGTGGCCGCGTTTGTCGACCCATGTGAGGGTCGAGTCGCGGTTGGCGGTGGGCTGATTGATTTTGATCTTGTCGGTGATTTCCAGGTCGGGGGAATCGGTCCCGAATTTTGGTGCGATGGTGATTGTTAGTGTGAGGGTTCCGGGTTTTCCGGTGTCCTGTACTGCTTTGACGAGGAGGTGCAGTTGGTGGGCGGCCTCGTTGGCGGTGGCTCCGTTGGACAGGTTGTCGATGAGTTCGGTGAAGTCGTTCATGATTCCTCCGGGGAGTAGACGACGGTCGCAGGTAGCACAGGAATGGTTTCGCCGTATCCGAGGCAGTCGCCCCACCATTTGATCCGATGCCCTGGGTTGAACTTGTCTGGCACGTTGATGTGCATTGACATCTCGCCGTTGGCGTCTCTGATCACCGTCTCATCCGGTAGATTGTCCAGCTCCTCGGGGGTGTCGATCTGGTGAGGCTCTGCCCACCCGTCGCTCTTCATCTGCTGGTCGATGAGTGGGGCGAGGTGGTTGGCCCATGTGTCCTGGTCTCCGCCGATGATCTGGCCGCATTCGCAGCCGCCGAAGTCGGGGCCTCCGAACGGATGCTCCAGCAGAAGCCGGCGGATTGTGTCAGTGTGGTTCATCGTGTTTCACTCCTGGTTCTGATGTGGATTCGTGGACCGGTGGGTGCGGTGCCCCATTCCCCGAGTGGGAGGGGCATCTCCCCGGCTGGGTGTTGGTGGCAGGGGCAGCAGCACTGCCCGGGCCCTGCTGGCTGGTTGAGGGGTGCTTGGGGGCAGACGGTGTGGGGTACGCGCTTGTAGCCGCGCCACACGTTGGGGTCGCAGTAGGTGCCCAGCACAGGGTTGTCGTGGCGGCTGTACGGCCTGGTGGTCTTCATCGCCGTCGTCCGTCCGGGGGCCACAGTTCGGCGGCGGTCTGTTCGACGTCGAGGACGGCCTGGGCGAACTCATCGCGATCGCCGTCGCGGTCGGGCAGGAAGTGCACCTGCCCTGACCTATGGGCGGGCTGGACGGTGACGATGTCGCTGCCGTCGCGTCCCGGGTGGTGCCAGATCATCCCCGGCATGACGTCCTGGCTGGTCATCGCTGCCACTCCTTGGCGTGGCGCTGCTCGGCGCAGGCTGAGGTGACGATGCGGCGGCGTCCGCCGCGGCGGGCGGCCTGTTCGATGGATCCGACGGTGCGGCCGATGCGGCGGGCGATCTCGCCCCAGGGGGTGGCGGCGTCGAGGAGCCATTCGACGTCGTCCAGCATGTTGAGGGTCGCTTGGTGGAGTCGCACTGGCTTGTGCTGGATCGGCTTGGGCTCCATGCCGGGCCGGTAGATGGTGGCCGGCGGGAGGGCCTCGCCGGTCTTGGCGGCGCGATCCTTCTGGGCGCGTGCCGCCCGGCAGCCCGAACAGCGGCACCGGCAGTGCGCGTAGCAGCCGCGGCATGGGAGATGTCGGGGGCAGGTGTGGTTCATGGCCGGCGCCCCTGCCACATGTCGCGGAGCATGACCGCTGCCGTGGCCGTCAGGACGACGGCGATCGTGGCCACGATGACGGCGACCAGGATGATCCCGGCCCATAGGATGACGTGCCACATCATCGGATCGTCACCTTCTCGAGGCGCTGGGCGCGGGCGACGACCTGCCCGGCGGTGAGGATGCGTCCGACGCAGCCGGGGCCGGCGTACCCGGACCACAGGGGAGGCTGAGTGCCCGGTCTCGTGTTGACGGCCTGGTACGCGCTGCCGTCGGTGAGTTCGGCGGTGGTTCCGACGGGGCAGGCGTCGAAGGTTTCGATCGCGGTGAGCCGGTCCGTGAGATCGATGGTGCGGCTGTCCATGGCGGGTTTCATGATGTACATTCGGTGTCTTCTTTCAGGTTCCAGATTCGGATGACGGCGCCGGGATGCTCCAGTGAGTCGGGGCTGCCGGGGTCGTCGGGGTAGCACTTGGCGGCCTCCACTCGGACGGCCTGGGAGTCGTCGTCCCAGACGCCGGAGTCGGTGAGGGCGTCGAGGATGAGGCGCTGGATCTTGTCGATGTCGCCGTGACTGCGGGACAGCGGGAACGCCGGCGCCGTGCTGCGCAGAAGGTGCGCGTTCTTGCCGGTGCGGTAGTGCGACGTCGGGCGCGGGACGGTGACGGTGATCATCAGCCCGACCGGCGTCCCCTTCGGGAACCGCTGCTGGGCGGCGAGCGCCCGGCCCGCCTCGGTGCAGCGCTCCCGCCACTGGGCGTACCCCGGGCTGTTGGCAGGAATGGAGAGGTGGTGGTGGCCACCCCGGCCGAAGCACCTGGGATCGGGCTTCGGCCGGGGCACACCGCGGACAGTGACGGTCAGCACGGTCGCACCTGGCAATCCACCAGCCGGGCGGGCCGGATGGATCGGGTCCGGCCCTCCTGGTTCTTCAGGTCGATCCAGCCGGTCGACGCGGCCATGACCTCCCACTCCTGCTCGTCCAGCCAGATCACCGAGCCGGCCCGGATCCCGGCCGCGTTGTCCTCGTCTCCGACACGCGTCCTGTGCCTCGGGGAGAGGCGTCCGACAGGCATCACTGGCCCCCGCCCGGACGATGACGGGAAGGCCCGTCAGCCAGGTGCTTCTGGCGTGACTGGCGGCGGACCTGGTCGATCGTCTGGAAGGTGTGCCGGTTCTCCGGCGCCACCTTCGCGTTGACCTCCTGGCACTGCTCGAACGGCCTGTTGCAGATGCCGCACTTCAACCAGGGCGGGGGAATCGTCATGACGCCACCCCCTCCTTCAGGGCGGCGATCTTCTCGTTCAGCTCGGCGATCTGGCCGGAGATCGTGGATTCGGAGGCTGCCAGGCGCTTCTTCTCTGCCCGCAGCTTCTTCTTCTGGTCATCGAGGGCCCGCAGCTTGGAGCGGCGCTGGGCGTCGGCGTCACGGGCCCGCTTCTTGGCCGCCGCCTCCTTCGCCCCGTCGAGGATCTCCACCTGAGTCCGCGACAGCCTTTCGGCGAGGGTGCGCATCCTCTGCGTGCCGATCCTCTGAGCCAGGGCGCAGAGGGCCTGCACGGAGTCGTCGCGCTGCTCGGCCAGCATGTCCACACCGCCAGACAGCCGCTGGGCGGTGGCTGCCGCCTTCGCCTGGTTGGGCCAGCCGCCGGCGCGCAGCACCTCCTGCACCATGAGGACGGGCATGTCCACGACGCCGGCGATCTCTTTCGCCGACCGGCCCCTCAGCCGCATCAGCAGGATGGATGCCTTCACCGAGTCTGGGGTGGGGTTCTCGGAGTCAGACATTGAAGCCCAGCTCCTTGCCGCGGGCCACGAGCGCGCCGTTGTCGGGGAGCTTCCCGAGTTCCTTGATGACGGAGTCGGCCTCCTGGGCGGTCATCTCCTTGGACGAGGACAGCTCACGATTCGTGAACGATGAGACCCACCAGAGCCGCTCTTCGCGGTCCTCCACCCCGAGGCGCTTGAAGTGCATGGCCATGGTGGAGACGTCGTGTGCCGAGGCGGGCGCCGGGGTGTCCTCCACGACGATGGCGTCCTGGATCTCTCCGGTCTGCTCATCGACGGCGGGCTGGGTGGGGGCCTGGCGGGGCGCTGGGAGTGGTGCGTGCTGTCGCTCCGGGGCGGGGCCCTGCGGCTCCGGCTCAGCCTTCTTGCGGCTGGCACGCTTCCTCGGAGCCCGCTTCACCGTGGTCTGGGACGGGTCGGTCGGCTCGATCGCCGGGGCCTCGCCGTCCTCGGCGGCCAGGTCGTCCAGCTCCTCGGTGGAGGCCATGCCGTGGATCACGTCGGCGAACGCCATGCGGCACAGCCGGGTCGTGCAGCGTGCGAACAGCATCTCAGCCGGGCGGGTGCGGTAGTTCTGGTTCTTCTTCGAGTCTCCGGCGCGGTCCGCCTCGTTCATCGTGTAGGTGGCGGTGACCCAGTCCTCCTCGTCACGTCTGCGGCCCTTCATCACGCATCTGGACTCGGTCATCTCGGTGGTGCGGATCTGGTGGCCGGCCTGCTGCACCAGGGCACGCATGGTCTCAGCGGAGATGCCGGCCTTCCCGTTGATGACGTGGACGGAGCCCAGCCCCGTCATGGGTGGCAGACCCAGCTCTCGGCTGTAGAGGATGGCGGCGGTGACCTTCTCTGTGCTTCCCCTCAGCCCGGTGGGCACGAACTCGGTTGCGGCGATGTTCCCGGCCAGGTTCACGGTCGGCATGAGCACGTCGGTCCAGGAGTCGGTGCGGCGGTCCCGCATGTCGGGCTGGGCGGGCGCCTGGGAGGTGGTGCGCACCTCGGGGAGGTTCTCAGTCATTGGTCAGATCTCCTTGTCGTTGTCGGTGTAGGTGAGGAAGGACTCGGCGGCGAGGTGGCAGCCGGCCGCGATGGCTGGATGGGTGAGTGGTGAGGGCTGGTTGGCGAGGAGGTCCTCCAGGCCGTCCCATGAGCCGGTGGCCGACAGGATCGTCAGGAGGGTCGCGAAGCCTGCGAGCTCCTGCGCCGCGACTTCCGGGGCTGCCTTGCAGAGGGCGACCAGTTCAGCCATGGACTGGTGGTCGGCGGCGATCTGGTCGAACTGGGCGAGGATGCCGGGCGGGATCTGGTCGTTCATTCCGGGTCTCCGGTTTCCGGCCAGATGGGGTCCCCGATGGTCGGGGAGAAGGAATCGTCCGACCGGTAGCGCCAGCTCGTCCTCTTGACCCAGCCTTCGAGGAGCTCGAGCTCGTAGAGGAACATCGTGAACACGGAGTCGTCGGTGACGACCGGGTGGAGTTCGATGGACTCCTCGTGGACGTGGGCGACCATGCACTGATCGATGTCGGGGATGGTGGTCTCAGTCCAGGTGGTCTTCTTGCCGCCGCGGGGGCCGATGGTGGTCTGCTCCTCGAGGCGGAGGTCGCAGTGCTTGTACGCCGACAGCTGGAGGGCGACTTCGTCGTAGATGCCTTTGCCGGTCTTCCAGTCGAGGAGGACGTTGCCGAACCGGTCGTTGTGGAGGACGGCGTCGGCGGTGCCGGCGTACCGGTAGCTCGTGTTGGCGACGGGGGATTCGGTGACGACGGTCTCCCATTCCCATTGGTCGAGGAAGCGGGCGACGGCCTCCACCTGGGGGCGGATCTCAGCCGGCACGGACACCTCGCGTCCGTGGGCGAGTTGCTCGGCCATGGCGTGGATGCGGGATCCCTTGGTGGTGGCCTTCCGGTTCGTCTGGAAGCGGGCCTTCTCCAGGGCGGCGATGCGGTCGGCCGAGCGCATCTCGGACAGACGGGCCCAGTTGTCGTCCGCGTAGGCGGCGGTCTCCCTGGCCGCCCAGGTGACGAGGGCCGGCTTGTCGAGGACACCGCAGATCGTGGTCACACCCGGGACGAGCTGACCGTCGAGGGTGTAGCTGTGGGAGGTGCCGTGGTTCTTCCGCTGGAAGCGCGGAGGTCTGGTCTTGGTCATGGTTCTCCTTGAGTGGGTTGGAGATGGGTGGGGTTCAGTGCTGCTGGTCTGCGAGTTCGCGGCGCCAGCGCTGCCGCTCAGCGGTGATTTCAGCGACGGCTGACAACTCAGCCATCGCCCTGAGCCGGTCGGCCTTCGCGCGGGCCCGCCCGGCCTCGTCGTACTCAGACGGGACGAGGTAGGCGAGCCGGCAGACCTCATTGGCCCCGATGAGCCGCTGGGCCGAGCGCAGCAGTTGGTCTAGGTCCTCCGCGATGGTGGGGACGCCGGGGATCGGGATCTCAGGCATTGCGGTGCTCCTGGTGGTTGATGACGACGGAGAGCACGTCGGCTAGGTCGTTGAGGGACCGTTCGAGATGGGCGACAGCGACGTCCCGGTCATCCCCGGACGAGCCGGCCTGCGCGTCCAGTGAGATGACGTTGCGGCGGTCCCCGATCGCCTTGGCGGCGGCCATGGCGAGCCGGGTGAGGTCGTCATGCTCGGCGACAGAATCACGGTCGCGCTTCCGTGCCGGGTTGCGGACGGTCACCTTCTCCGCATCCACACCGGAGACGTGGATGGGTCCGGTGACGGTGACCTCGCCGTCGAACGGTCCCAGCAGCTGCACGAGTTCGCGACGCGCCTCCACCAGCTGCGGCACGACTCGCTGCTCCGTGATCCTCGGGGCGGCCGACCACTGGAGTGTGAGGCCCAGGATCGACATCTGACTCTCGGTGAGGGTGACAGAAGCGGTTGTCATGATTCGGCCACCTCGCAGTCAATGACCTGGTCCTGCCGGATCCCCTGGGTGGCACGCTCCGCGAACTGCCACTCCTCGCGAACCTTGTCGAGGGCGTCGTACAGGCGCCCCTCGGCGGTCTGGGCGTCGTCGTAGCGGTCGAGAGTGTGGGCGCGGCGGCGGGCCTCCTCGACCGCGACCAGGGTGTGAACCTGCCGCTTCAGGTCGATGAGCGCCTCCCATGCCGCCTCCGGCACGGTGACCGTGGTGACCCGGTCGTCGGTGAGGGTGCCGCTCTCAACCGAGGTGAGCTGGTCGGCCATGGGAATGAGATCCCGATGGCTCTCCTCGCGGGCTCCGGTCTGCCGGAGCGCGTATCTGATGAGCGACATGTCGCCCGCATCCAGGTTGATTCTGGTCATCGGTTCCCCTCCTCGGGGTCGTCATCGGTGTGGGTCATGGCCTGCCACAGCAGGCGGTCGAGGTGCCGCTCATCGGCGGCCAGGAGCAGGGCGACGGTGGCGACGCCGAGGATCAGCAGGAGGAGGATG